TGGGTCTGTTTTTGGTACTAAATTAATTGATAATAATGTTTCAACTTCCTTTTTAATATCCTCTGCAAAGTTTTCACCTTGACTAAATTTGGTAATTGCGTCTCCTGCTCCACCTGCGGCCTTACCAATACCAAATGCGGCCAAACCAAGACCTAATGCACTAAGAGCAACACCAAGCTTTGAACTACCACCTAATAAACTTTGTCCTTGTTCACTTACGGCAGATTCAATTGATAATAAACTAAGAACATTGTCCTTAATTCTATCAGTCCAACCTTCATCAAGAAATTTATCAACGGCACCCGAAACACCTGCACCTATACCTAATGCTGCAAGACCTATACCAATACCGGTCATTGCTAATGCCAACGAACCACCATCAACTAATAAATTACCACCTTGTTTTTCAACCTCTTGGTTAATACCAATTAAGTCCATGATATTTTTCTTAATTGCAGGAACATCCATTGTTTCAAATGTTTCAATTAATTTAGGAGCAGTTGCAAATACTGCGGCAATACCCACACCTATAGCACCAACACCAATACCAGCACCACCAACCATTTTACCAATATTACCTAGTAAAGCACCGCCTCCATTTTTTTCACTAGCTGTTGCTGTGGCAGCTGCAGTATCCTTAGGCAGTTGTCGTAATTCATCGCGAATCTCTTCAAAGATGGACATTCTTTCTCGGTTGTCCTCCATACCTTGAAGCTTTTGTGAATCAATTATATCTTGGAAGTTTTCAAAACCATATACCGTACGCGCTTGAAAGTCATTCATGACCTTCTGCATGTTTTTCATTTCTAATAAATGTCGCCTTGTATTTTGACTATCGATAGCAATTTTGGCCGTGCTCTTATTGTTGGCCTCCATTACCTCGATTAATGTGGCAATACCTTTAGTTCCTGGTGCGTCTTTTTTTGGTTTATTATCTTCCGCCATTTGTTACTTTCCTATTTACCGCCGAATGCTCTTCCAGCTTCTGATATACCAAATGCACCAAGTGTTATAACCACAAATGATGTATAAATTGTATCAGAGATTACTAAATCTTGTCCCATAAATGCTGTAACTAAATCACATACTCCAAAAACAACCATTAAGAAAAATGATATAAAGCCAATAATAGCTTTTTCATTTACATCATTATCATCTAAAAAGATGTCCTTCCATGTTCTTTTAGGTGGTGCAAGTCTTTTCTTTGCCTCTGCGGCTTCTAATTGCATTTCCTTAATCATATCTTCAGATTTATCAAGCTTATCAATTAAAGCCATATACTTATCTAAATCGATTTCAACTTCGTTACGACTATTGTCTTGTCCTTCAGCCATTATCTTCTCCTATTATTCATTTTTTGAATCTTTTCGTTTTCTTCTTTAATATGTTCCTGGAGTAGAGCTAAATATATCTCCCTCTCCCACGGCATCATACTTTCTATCTCAGTTAAACTGTACTTATGATGTTGCATTAATGCAAAGTTTGTTTGGTAAAAATTTTCCAAACTCTCATGCGAGAGGCTTATGTAAAAAAACTATTTAGTCCTCTTAACTCAACCACATTCGTATGTTTACATTTATCACACTCATATTCAGTTTTATAATATACAGCAGGTACTTCTTGTAAAAATCCTTGAATCATTCTAAATTGTTCAGAATTTAAGCTCTCAACAAATTGTTCAAGGTCTTTAGCACTTTCAGCATCTGCATCAAATACATTATCATTATCAAATATAGAATCAATACATTTTATAATTAATTCCATAACACCTTCGACTGAGTTAAGTTTTTCAATATCCAAAGAACCTATTAGTTCCATTGATGGATATTTCATAGTAACTCCAACTCCTGTCTTTTCATCAAGTAATATTGTACGTTCCTGATTTTGATTTATTATCTCAACATCGTCAACATTAATTGATATTGGCGTAAGACCATCACATTCTTCCTGAGTACATTTAATCTGTATGTTCATATTTTCACCTACAGATTTTGCTCTCAGTTGTAAGAATAGATATTCAATATCAAATACAGTAAGGTCTTCCAAACTGTCTAAATCATAACATGATAAAATGATATCTCTTACTGCCTTACTAATTTGCTCCATATCATTTGATTCTAAAGCAATCATTAATACCTTCTCCTCTTTTACAAGAAAAGGTCTCATATTTAAATCATTCCTAGTAGAAGGTAATTGAACCTTATACTGAGGAACACTCAATTTTGGCAAAGCCATAATATTCTCCTATATTATATTAAGTTAATGCGTCAAGGATATTAGAGACACCAGATAATCTGGTACTTGTTGGTCCTTCCGGTATATACTTATCGTAGCTAAATACTACATTCAATTCCTGCACCTCAGTTGATGCAGAATCCAATTCAACACCAGTTACTGAAGTAGGAAATGCATTCACAAGTCTTACTCCATATACTGGTTTATTTTCTAAATCCAATTGTTGTATTACAACATCGGTTGCGAAATCTTTTTTATATCCTACTTCGTACGTATCCAAATCTAGGATAGCACTTAACCAATTATCAAACATGATTTTCATATAATAATCATTTGTTAATAGGAATTTACATGTAACATCTTCATCAATAAATGCATAGGGTACAGGAACTGTTTGTTTTTCTGCCTGATAATCTAGTGTTGTTACTTGTCTGCCTGGTAGGCTGGCACTTTGGCATAATAGTGATATATCTCTTGGGTCACTAATTAAATTTTTAACATTAAATGAACCAGATAATAATGAACCTATTAATACATCTGGGTTTAAATTTAACAATGATTGTGACGGGGGTGTAAAAATAACATTAAAACGGTTACCTCTAGCCAATCCATTCTTTTGTGACACTATTGCTTTTAAATTATCGATACTGCTCATTAACTTCTCGCGATTTTAAGACTTTCATTCCAAACACCAGTTTTACCTTTTCTGACAAACTGTTCTGTTGGTAGAAATATTGCAATTTCCCAATCAGTCATTGGTACTCTTGAAAATTGTGATTTAACATGTCCACCTAGATAATGTTTAAAACACGGTTTAAATTCTTTATACTTTCTTACACCCTGTAACAAACTATATCTCATTTTTACTAATCTTGTTTTATCTGTTACTTTATCTGGAGCAAGTTTCATTAATTGGTCAAGAAATTCTGCTCTTATATCTGGTCTTAAATAGTGTAGGTTTAATCCATAAAAGCCATCTTTACCTGCAGGTTCCACAAATATTGTAAGTGGAAACCTATCGTAATATGGTAATGTTTTCTTGTGTTTTGGGTCATAAAAATACATATACATACTACCCGGTAGTGTTCTAGTTGTTTTATCTAATGCACTATCCTTTAATATTCTACTTCTGCCCGGTATTTGTAGCTCTTGTACCTTCTTTTCAAACCATTTCTTTGAATCCTTGGTCCGTGCTGTAACACCTGCTCTCTGAGCTTGGGCTTGTAATGTATCGAATAAACTTGCCATATAATCTATTTATATGGTTTTTAGAGTACTTTGATGCCTATATTTTTTAAAGTTTCTTCAGTCCACACTTGGAACTTCCAACCTTTATGTTTGGCGAATGCGTCAGCTGCTTCCCATTTATCATTATTTTTAATATATGTCAACTGTTCATTGATATATTTTTTGGTTTTGCGTGACCTTTTCTTTGGTGGTAGTGTTTGAGATTTAGGTTTAATTTCAATCAAATATGTTTCTTTATTATCCATTTGGATTAAAAGGTCAACGAAATAACGATGCAATCTTTTATCCACTGTTGATTTGTATGGTACTACTATTTCCTCTGAATTCCAGAGTTTTACTTTTGGATTGTTTTCACACCAACGAAAAGCATTTCTTTCCCATAAGGAACGAAATACCACAGTATTTGGATTTCCGATATACTTATCCGGATTCTTTATTTTGTATTTCCCTTTGTAAGCCATTATAAATAAACCTATATATGTTTATTTTATTTATATAGGAAAAAATATGGAAATTATAAGATTCCCTAAAACATTAGACGGTAATCTACCATTTGTTCAATTTCGAGTCAATGAAAGAACTTCGGAGGGTGAAGTCATATTTTACGCAATTAATTTATTTATGCCTACTGGATTTGCTACAACAGATGCTGGTAACTATGGTAATTTAGAGGCCGGAATGACTGGTGGTGCAGTCGATGCAGTACTTAAAAAGGTTGGCATAAACACACAAGGAAATGCAGAAATAACTGGTTCAGATGTAGAGGCTGCAGCATCACAATATGGTCCTGCTGCAATTGCAGGTCAAATTGGTATAGGTGGACTTGATGTTGTGGCTAGAAAGGCAGCACTTAAAAGGGGTGTTGCCGTAAATCCAAATATTTTAACAACATATGATGGACATCAAATTCGTTCATATCAATTTGAGTTTAAATTAGTCCCAGAATCAGCAGAGGACTCAAAGGTAGTTCAAAAAATAGTAGATGTTTTTAGGAATTATTCATTACCTGAAAAAACTGGTGCACTATCAATTCAATATCCAGCCACCTTTGAAATTGAATTTTTTAAAGGAGAAAAGCCAAATAGTTTTATGCCGAAAATACTCCCTTGTTTTTTAACATCATTAGGTGTAACCACAAATGCCACAACAAATATAATGCACGCTGATGGAGCACCTTTAGAAACAGATATTAGTTTACAATTTCAGGAAACAAAATCCATTACAAGGCAAGATATATATGGTGAGAGTTTTGAAGGTATTGATAACCCAAGTCAGGTTCCAGGAGGAAATGGATAATGAGTTTTTTTAAGCAGTTTCCAAAAGTAGAATATGACTTCAATCAAACTGGAGTTAAACAAAACATGGTTGATATATATCGCCATGTAAAACCTTTACCTACATTTTTAGATAGTTTTTCTGCATATAATTTCTATGAAATAAGAAATGGAGAAAGACCTGATATTGTATCAACAAGATTATATGGAACATCAGAATTTTATTGGACATTCTTTGTTGTAAATGATTTTTTACATGACGGATATAGAGCCTGGCCAATGAGTCAAGAGCAATTACAAAAATATATGGAAAAGGAATATAATGGTTTTGCAATTGAAACAAATCCAAAAACAACAAATAATTTTGAAGATAGCTTATCAGGTAGATTCACATTAGGAGAAACCATTACTGGAGCTACATCTGGAGCAACTGGTACACTAACAAAGAAAAACATTGATATGAGTCAATTGATAGTACAAAATGCTACAGGTGCTTTTATTGGAGAATTAGTTGGTATTACAAATACATCTGAATTAATCACTGGTTCAACTTCTGCAGATACTGTTTCCACATATAGAGTCTTTAAATATGCAGATGCACCATATTATTACTATAATGAGAATGATGCTGATAAGAAACCAGTTACAAATGCAGTTCATGTAGATGGTGGAGTTGCTGATAGTGATGTGGCTTATGTAACAAATAGAACACATGAATTTGAATTAAACGAGGACCGTTCAAAAATTAGATATATTGACCCTAATTATATTGGCCAATTTATTGATTCATTTAAAAAGGCAATTAATAAATAATGAGTAATCTTAATGCTAGTGTTACAGAATCATATCGAGCTGGTGCCTATACGCTAGATAAAGTACATTTATTTACTAATTTAAATAATCCAGAGCAATATATTGATTTAACCAATGTGTGCCAAAGCTTTATCATTAAAGAAAGTATCTACTCAATGGGTATTACCCTTGAATTTTTTGTTTATGATTCTAGGGGTCTTTTAGAAGCATTTAAAATAATGGGTAATGAGAAAATTAATGTTATTCTTTCTCGCCGTGATGTTGTATCAAAAGAAAAAAAGGAATATGATTTAAATTTAAGAATAGGTAAAATTGATAGTTATTCCAGGCAAAAAGAAACAATGCAGGCATTTAAATTAACTTGTGTTTCGGATTATGTTTATCACAATAATTTAATTGCTTTAACAAAACCATTTAGTGATTCTGTTGGCAAATCAATAACTGATATCTGTAAAAATAATTTAAATATTAATGAAGGTAATTTAGAAATAGCAAAAGATACTGGTAGTGTTACTGGTGTTTATCCAAGATTAAAACCACTTTCAGCCATTAAATGGTTATTAAAAAATATTACAGATAATAAAACACCATTTTTCTTTTATGAAAGAATATCAGATAATAAATTGGTATTAGAATCATATAAAACTATGATTGACAAAAATGTGTATGATGAATATACATATGAACCATATTTTGATGTACCTCTGATTGAAAAAGATTTATATGAATTAGAAAGAAAAAGAATATCAGCAATGTCCTCAGATTTAGATGTATCACAATTGGAATCTATAGCAGATGGTTGTTATGGTTCAACATTACACACATTGGATATTGCAACTAAATCTTATAAAACAGTTGAATATAATTATAATCGAGATGTTAAATTAAACGATAATGACCCATTATCAGATAATATGAAATTATTAGATACACCAATAAAAGAATTTACAAAGGGTAAAAATTTCTTTATTTCACAAAATTCACTAGCTTATGGCAATGATTTAAATAATTATAACAATGTGATTTCCTCTGGTTATTTAGATTCACATTCATATTTAAAAAATTTAAATACATTAACTATTAATGTTACTATTAATGGTGATTTTGATTTAAAGCTTGGTAATAAAATCCATGTTAGCATCAATAGGGCTGGTTCTGATGCAAAAGAAATCGCAGTGGATAAATATTTTACAGGCAATTATATTATTACTGCTATAGAACATTCATTTAAAGAAAGATATAAAATGAATTTAACATTGAAAAAGGATTCATTTGAAGATAGTATTGATGATATAATAAAAATACAAGATAGGGCTAAGGAAGTATAATGAGAGCAGATGATTTTTTAAATAATGGATTTAATTGGTTTACTGGTGTTGTCGAAGATAGATTTGACCCAGAGGAAATGAACCGTGTTAAAGTAAGATGTTTTGGTTATCACACCGAAGATAAAAATGAATTAGATACTGATAAATTACCTTGGGCTACTGTTATGATGCCAACAACGGCAAGTGGAACATCAGGAATTGGAGATACACCACACGGATTAATGGAAGGTTCTTGGGTTGTAGGATTTTTTAGAGATGGACCATCTGCACAGGACCCAATTATAATGGGAACAATTGCTTCCAAATCATCTAGTAGAAGTAAAAATTTAGGATTTACTGGTTTAAATTATCCAAAAGGAGAATATATTGGCCAAAGTGATGTAAACTTTTCGGCAAGAGCAACCAAATATGAACAGGGAACATCAAATGTAGAGAGAACCAAAAAGGATTATCCTAGTATTACAACTGCTTCTCCTGCAAAAATATCAACAGTTGCTCCAGATAAGGCAGATAGTTTTTATGCCGCACAAACATGGACAGAATTAAAACCATTAAATGACCATAAACCAGATTATCCATATAACAAGGTAAACGAAACTGAAAGTGGTCATGTGTTTGAAGTTGATGATACACCAGGCAATTTAAGATTAAATAAACAACATGCTTCTGGTTCATACGAAGAAATCTATAATGACGGAACAAGACAAGTTAAAATTATTGGTGATGATTATGAAATCATTGTAGCAAATAAAAATATCCATATTAAAGGTAATATGAATATGACTGTTGATGGTGATTTACGACAATTAGTGTATGGTAATTATCACTTAGAAGTGGAAAAAGATTTTACAATGAATATTAAAGGTTCATTACAACAAGGTATTCAAGGGAATCACGAGGCTGAAATAGCAAGAAATAGAAGCATTAATATTGGTTCCAATGATAATTTATTAGTGAATAATGATTTAATACAAAATGTAGTAAATGATAATTTATTAACAATATCAAATAATTACACAATTAATACGGCAAAAAATTATGCGAATACTGCATACGAAAACATGACATTATTTGCTGGTGGTAAATATTCACAAAGTTCTGTAAGTGATTATGCAGTTGCCTCTGGTGGTAATATGTTATTTGGAACCACTGGTAATTTAACAGAAGAAGTAGATGGTACACATACAATGACTTGTGCGACTGCTGCATTAACATATAACGCTGGTGAATTAACAATTAATAATATAACACATACACAACATACACATGAAGAGGTACCAGGTACTGGTGGTGCAAGTTCTCCAACACCTGCAACACAACAAACATCTGCACCTACTACTGGGACATAAAAAATGAGTTGTTCAGAAAATAGTTTATTAAAAGGAATTAAGGATAAACAAGCACAATTGGATTCTCTTTTAGAAGGAGGAAAGGCTCAACTATCCTCAATGACTTCTAAATTAAATGAATTAAAGGCTGATTTAGAATCATTTAAACCTGAATTACCTAACATTGGTGGATTACAACAAGAGTTATTAGGCCTTGCAGCACTGACAACACCCGAAGGTTTGGCTGCAAAAATAGCAGAATTAAATGAAAAATATGGAGCAAAGGTTCCAAATTTATCAGCACTGATTAGTGGTTTAGGATTGGATAGTTTTCCACCATCAATTAGTATATCTGATATATGTGACCAAATACCAAATGTTGAGGAAAAACCTGATGGAACAATAAAAGAAGAGCCAGAGGAATCAAAACCTGCAGAAGAAAAACCACCAGAACCTACACCAGAAAAGAAAACAGCACCTGTTGAACCTATTGATTTAGATAAGTATGAATTAAATAAAGATTTATTAAATAGAGTATTATCCATTTCAAAGAAAAATCTTGCGATTACAGTGGGTGGTTCAAAAAAGGTATTTCGTAGAAAAAAAGATAATCAAACATTATATGATTTAACAGTGCCTGAATTAATTGCAGAACTTGCAGAAACTGGTGGTTCAACCTTTGATGATTTTAAGATATATGATTACACCTATGCTGATTTACAAACGAGAAGGGAAAATTTTTTAAAGAAAAAGAATGCTGAAGGTAAATGGGACTTTGCTACAGAGGGAAGAATATTTGCAAAGGAATGGGATTTGGCAAAGGCCTATGCTGCAAGTGTTGGAAATTCACTTGCCAATGCTGAAAGTTTTAGTATTGCGGCGACACAGTCTGTAGAAAGACGAAAAGAGAAACTTAAAACTTCATAAAATAGTTTATAAATAGATATATGGCAGGATTAATACAATCAGATAAGAGTATCACAGGCGATACATCAAAGGCTCGTGTAGTTTCTAAAAGGAAACCACATAGAGATTTAGATTTATCTCTTAAAATACATCCAATACGAAAGGATATTATACCTTTAAAAGATGATAATGCGATAAAAAATGCATTAAGAAATTTATTGGTTAGTAACTTTTATGACCGACCATTTGCAATTGATAAAGGTGCAAATTTAAAAGGTTTATTATTTGAGCCTGCAGATGTATTTACACAAATCGCATTAAGAAAAAATATAGAGACTGTAATAGAAAAATATGAACCAAGAGTTGCAATAAGGGAAATCGTTATTAATGATGAATCTGAAATGAATGCATATAGAATTTTGGTTAATTTTAAAATAAAAGAATTTGATACCAACGAAAGTGTTGAAATCATATTAAGAAGGTTAAAGTAATATGGCTAGTAATTTAAATGTCACAGAATTAGATTTTGAACAAATTAAACAAAATTTAAAAAATTTTTTAAAACAACAAAATGAGTTTAATGATTATGATTTTGAGGGTTCAGGGTTAAGTGTTTTATTAGATGTACTTGCATATAATACACACTATAATGCCTTAAACGCACACTATTCATTAAACGAGGCATTCCTTGATTCAGCACAGATTCGTGGTAATGTTGTTACCAGAGCAAAATTATTAGGATATACTCCTAGGTCTGTTTTATCACCAAGAGCACAAGTCAATTTAGTGGTTGATGTTTCTAGTGTTGTGGGAACTTTACCAAGTGTCCTTGAATTAGCTAGAGGAACAAAATTAAAAACAATAGTAGAAGGCGAAGAGTTCCAATATGTTGTTTTGGAAACTCAACAAGCAACTTTAGTAGGATTAACATATACTTTTAGTAATGTTGTATTATTAGAGGGTAATGTCCGAGAACTTAAATATAGAGTTGATAATGATATAGAGAATCAGAAATTTCAACTTACAGATTTAAATGCTGATACATCATCATTAAGAGTTCGTGTTCAGGAAAATGAGCAATCATCTGCATTTGATATTTACACTGCATTCGAATCATTAAAAAATGTGGATGCTTCAAGTAAAATTTATTATTTACAAGAAAATGCCTCTGGTTATTATGAGGTATATTTTGGAGATGGCGTAACCGGATTTAAACCTTTAAACAATAATATTGTAACAGTTGATTATGTTACAACCAAAGGTAAAGAATCAAATGGTGCTAATTCATTCTCAATGGTGGATAATATTGGAGGTTATTCTAATATTACAGTTACAACTGCAGTTAATGCATCTGGTGGTTCAGAGGCGGAAACACTTGAATCAATTAGATTTAATGCACCGTTAACATTTACAACACAAAACAGAGCTGTAACATCAGAGGATTATGCAGCCATTATTAAAAAAGAATTTACCAATATTGATTCCATATCAACATGGGGTGGAGAGGATAATGACCCACCAGATTATGGTCGTGTTTACATATCAATTAAACCTTTATTATCTAATGCATTAACAACTGCAGAAAAAAATGATATTACTGGTGCAATATTAAAAGGTAAAAATGTTGTTTCTATTACCCCACAAATTGTTGACCCAAATTTTACAAATTTAGAAATTGATTGTAATTTTAAATATAATCCAAACTTAACAGATAGAAGTTCAGTTGAATTAGAATCAGTTGTAAGAGATACTATTTCAGATTATAATTTTAATAACTTAAATAAATTTGATGGTGTGTTTAGACATTCACAATTAACAAGAGCAATTGATAATGCAGACCCTGCGATATTAAATACTGTTATTCGACCAAGAATGTTCCAATATATTACACCAACAGTAGATACAAATAGTGTGGTTGAATTACAAAATCACACACTAAGTTTTGTTGCACCATTTTTCCAATCTGGTCAATCAACAAAATTTATTTTAACATCAACTGCATTTGGTTTAGCAAGTGACCCAACAACAGAGCATTTCTTTGGTGATTTACCAATTGCTGGTTCAACAAATAGAACAGTGGTTGTTTATAAAATAGTAAACCAAGAGAATGTTATTGTAATTAATGATGCTGGATTATTAGAACCAGAGCTTGGTAAATTAACATTAAATAATTTTAGACCTAATAATACAAATCAAATTAAAATTACTGTATTACCTAATTCATTGGACCTTGCACCAAAGCGTAATCAGTTAATCTCAATTGATAATAATTTTGTTACCATCGTACCAGACATTGATACAATTGCAGTTGCTGGTTCATCTGGTAGTATTACATATAACACAACACCTAGATTTAAATAATGGCACACAGACACTCAATATCAGGAGGTATAGTAGAAGTTGATAATTCAACACTACACGAAACAAAGGAGGATGTCCGCCTTGACCAATTATTACCACCTGATATATTAGAAGATAAAGTTAAATTACAATCTTTTTTAGAATCATATTATACGTTCATGAATATGGACGAATTTATATATCAGGAAACAGAAACATTTTCAGATGTTGTTTTAGATAATGTTGCAAGATTTAGAATACCAGACCCTAATAATACAAATGATAGATTTTTTACAGATGAAACAGGTGCAAGTTCAACTCTTGTATTAACATCACCAACTGGTAATTCACCTGCTGAATTTACTTTTAACGGTTCGTCATCATCTATTGTTAATACTACAAATAATACACTTGACCTAACAGAGTTTCAACAAAAGGCATTACCGATAGGAACAAAAATTGTATATGATACTGGAGACGGAACAGCAATTGGTGGATTAAGTGATGATACTCAATACTTTATTATAACATCAAATGAAGGTAGTATACAATTAAGTTCAACGGTTGATGGTAGTGCTATTAATTTATCATCGGTAGGAGCTGGTACACTTCATAGTATCAAAGGCGCGTTACCAACAATGTCGATACCTTTATCAGATATTAATGTAGCAGTAACAAATGGTAATGACCTTCCTGGTTCTCTTGCTGATTCAACTTCTGAAATAGGTAAAACATTTACTGTAAATGGATTAAGTTCATTTAATAATTATACAGCAAAATTAACAACAATTGTAAAATATTGGGTAGGACCGGGCCCATCATGGGTCATGAATAATATCGAATCGGCAATGGATATCGATAAAAATGAAGATAACTATTTGGAATTAATGCAGAAAGAAATTGCTTCTGCTATTCCTAGAGATGTTACTGTAAATAAAAGAAACCTTTATAAAAGAATTATTGATTTTTATAAGGTAAGAGGTTCAGCAGATGCTGTTGAAATATTCTTTAGGTTATTGTTTAATGATAATGTAGAGGTTGAATTTCCATATAATTCAACCCTAATACCATCATCGGGTGGTTGGGACCAACCAGAAACAGTAGTTACATCAACCAATGGTGCTGTAAATAATAGCACATCAGTTACAATTATCGCATCAAATGTAAATATTAGACTCTCATCTAAATTAGTTGTTGGTACAACATATACACTAACAGATGATATTAGAGTAGAAGCAATTGATGGAGCATCAATTACACTTTCATCACCGGTTACATTAACTGATGGCCAGGAAATTAATTTTGTACCAAGAGGAATATATTTAGATAAAAAAGGTTTTCTGTCTGATACAATTAAAATACAAGATAGTTTAAGATATCAAAAGTTCTCATACCTTATTAAAACAGGTAAAAATTTATCAGATTGGGAAAATGTATATGATAAATTAGTACATCCAGCTGGGTTTGTATATTTTGCAGAAATATTAATCTTCTTAGAATTATCAAGGAAAATTTTAGGTGATGATAGCTTTGACCCAGAAATATTAAGATGGGACGAATTAACAAAAATAATTAGAAGAGTTTTATCAGCAATGCCAATCAGACAACCAGGTATTGTTGGTCCCGAGGATATTCCAATTCTTGTGGAAATGTTCGCTTCTATATTCCTTCCTGGAGTTGAAGCCAAGATACATAAATCAGGAACACTTTCACTTGGATTAAAAAATGGCGTTGTTACGTCAACATTAGTAACAGATGGTGGTAGTGGATATACATCTGCACCTGTAGTTACAGCCTCTGATGCCGGTGCAGGAACACTATCAACATTTTCACCAGGCGAAGGGTATACTCCACAAACAGCATTTACAGCTGTAATAACAAATGGTTCAGTTTCTTTAATTACAATTAATAGTGGTGGTAAGGATTATAATGTTCCTACCTTGACTATTGCAGCGCCCTCAGCAATCACGTTTGACGGTTCAGACGATGAAGTAGCTGGTGTAGGTATAGTAAATTTAACAGATAACACTATTAAATTAACAAACGATGAACAGGCGGCGTTACCAGTCGGTGCATTGGTCACATATGATTCTGGTGGTGGTACAGCAATATCTTCAACTCCTCAATTGGTTAATGGTAATGATTATTATATTGTATATTCATCTGGTGGTAAAGTAAAAATTTCTGAAACATCAGGCGGTAGTGCAATTGAGTTTGATGGTGTAGGCAGTGGAACATCACATACACTAACTGGTACAACTGCAACTGCTACTGCATCTAAAACAGATGGTCAGTTAGAAAGTATTACAATTGCTGAACCGGGTTTTGGTTATGCAAGTCCTCCAGCAATTACATTTAATGGTATTGAACAATCACAAGGTAGTGGAGTTTTACCATCTGTAACCATAGGTATTGATTCAGATGGTAGATTAGACCAAAATAATATTACAATTAATACGACAGGTGGTGGTTGGTCAAATTTATTTGGAACACCCGCGGCCAATGCAAATGCTGGAACAATTGCAACACTAAAGGTTTTTGGTAAGGCAGATAAAGAATATACAACGGCACCGAATATCGTATTTCCACAACCTACAGCAAAAGATGCAGAAGGTAATTTATTAAGCACTAACCAATTGGCAGTAGCTAATTTCACTTTAGATTCAGAAGGAGAAATTAGTGGCGTAAATATATCTAATGCTGGTAGTGGTTACATTGATGACCCAGATGTAAAACTTGGAAGTGCAGTTAATAATGAAGTAAGAGTTGCAGACCAACAAGAGAAATTAATACTTTCTTTAAATCACTTTATGACAAACATTTATAATGGATTTAATATTGATAACTTTAGAACAATTATAAATAATGGATATAAACAAAGGAAAGGTCCAGAAAACTTCTTTACAAGTGCTAGACTTTATAATACCAATCAAACAATTGAATTTTTAGGTAATAATACATTGGAAACTATCAATTCAAGTGTTATAAATAAATATAACACGAATACTTTCGTGGAAATAGAATAATAGGAAAATAATTATGGCAGCAATAGTATCATCAAATTTTAGGGTTTTAAACGCTAATAACTTTAAAGAAGATGTAACAGACAGTAGTGTCTATGTCGCAATAGGTAAATCTGATGTATGGTCAAATAGTACATCGGTAACAGTTGATGGAACACCAACAACACCAGCAGACAATTTAGACGATTTAGGAGAGATGAGGAAGAACCTAATAGCAATGAAAAAGGTTACTGGTTCTGACTTATCAAATGTAGTACCAAGATATACATGGACATCAGGTAACTCATATTATGCATGGGATTCAGATGATGCAGAAATATTTGATAAAGCATTTTATATTGTTACATCAGAATTTAAGGTTTATAAGTGTATTAATGCAGGTGGTGGAGCTTCAAGTATCCAACCAACACAAACATTAACAGTACCAACAGCAGAATCAGATGGATATGTATGGAAATATATGTATACGATAGGTGTATCTGACGCAACAAAATTCTTAACAAATAGTTATATGCCAGTTAAAACAATCAGTTTAGGTTCTGAAGCAGTGGTTGCTGCCACAACTTCTTCAAGTACAACTGTAACATTAACTGCATCAAATTTAAATATTACAGTAGGTATGGAAGTATCAGGTACAAACATTTCTGGTACACCAACAGTAAGTGCAAGAACTGGTAATGTGTTAACACTTTCAGCTGCACAAACACTTACGGCTGCGGACAGATTAACCTTTGAATTTGCAAATGATAGTGCTGCAGAGGCTTCTTTAACCGAAGCAGATTTTGCACAATATCTTAACCAAAAAGCTTCTAAAGCATCTGGAACAGCAGGTGGTATTGAAAGAATAGAAATCACTGCACCTGGAACAGGTTATACAGATGGAACACATGCTGATATGGTAACAATTACTGGCGATGGAACAGGAGCAACTGCTACTGCAACAGTGTCTGGTAATGTTATAACATCAATTAATATAACAGCAAAAGGCTCAGGCTATACCGTGGCTGATGTTGTTATTTCAGGTCAAGGTGGTTCTGAAGGAACAGCAAGAGCAGTAGTTGCTCCAAAGTTTGGACATGGCGTTGACCCAGTATCAGAACTTGGTGGATTCTTTACATCATTAAATGTTTTATTAGATGGTGCAGATGGTAATGGAGACATTACAGTGGGTAATGATTTCAGACAAATTTCACTTATTAAAGAACCAAGAGATTATAATGCCAATGCATTAACTGGTGCAATTTCAACAGCAGATACTCGAAAGGCAACTAATTATTTAGATTTTGCTGCAACAATAACTAGTAAATATGCAGTTGATGAATTATTAGTTGGAGGTACATCTGGTGCACAAGCTTATGTAGTTGAAATTGATGAAACAAATGGTTATATACATTATCATCAAAATGCTAAAACAGGTTATACCGATTTCCAAAACAGTGAAACAGTAACAGGTCAAACATCTGGCGATGCAGTCGCTCTTGAAGCATCAAATGCAGTAGGTAATCCAGAGGTTGACCGAGCAAGTGGAGAGGTATTATTTTTAGAAAATAGAGCCCCAATTAATAGAACAACAACACAGATTGAAGATATTAAAGTTATATTAGAATTTTAATAATAGGAAATATTTATGCCAACAACAGTAGTAAAAAATTATAACGTAGCTCCATACTATGATGACTATGATGAAACAAAGAATTTTCATAGGATATTATTTAAACCTGGTTATTCAGTCCAGGCAAGAGAATTAACACAGTTACAAACTGCACTTCAAGCTCAAATTGATAGGTATGGACAATTCGCATTTAAAGATGGTTCAAGAGTCGTAAATGGTAAAGCTACTGTCGATGTTAACTATGATTATATTAAAATAGAATCAACTTTTTGGAATGGTACAGCATCTGTTAATGCATCTACATATTTAGATGATTTAGTAGGAACAACAATTACTGGTACAAATAATACAGGAGACCAAGTAACTGCTGAAGTAAAAGAAGTTATTCCTGCTGTTAATTCAACAACAGAACCTAATACATTATATATTAAATATACTGGTGCTGGTAGTACTGGTGTGGCAGGTGAAGAAAAAACAATTACCAAATTTGTTGCTGGTGAATTAGCACAATCAGATGGTAGTGGAACACCATTTATTATGGTTGGTGGAGGCTCTAATGTTGATAACAGTAATACTGCTTCTACAATAACCGACCCAATAGGTATAGGTTCAACAGCAAATGTTGAAGAAGGTGTATATTTTATTTCAGGTTCATTTGTATATGTACCTGGAGGTTCATTAATATTAGATAAATATTCAAACACTCCAAGTTATATTATTGGTTTAAAAGTCACAGAATCAACTATATCATCAGATGTTGATAACACACTTGTTGATAATGCTCAAGGTTCACCCAATTATTCTGCACCAGGTGCGGACAGATACCAAATATCAACAACACTGATTAAAGAACCACTTGATATTGCAAGTAGAACAGAAAATAGTTATATTACATTATTGTTAATAGAAGATGGTAAAACAACATCAGATAAAACAGATAAAAATAGTGGCACAGAATTATCAGAAAGATTAGCAAGAAGAACATTTGAAGAATCAGGTGATTATACAGTTAATCCATATCAATTAAATATAAGAGAACATTTAGATGACGAAGCAGGTAATAATGGCTATTTAACTTCAGCTAATGGCGGCGACGCAGATAAATTAGCAATTGGTGTTGAGAAAAATGTAGCCTATGTTAAAGGATTTCGTATTGAAACAAATGGAACAAAATATTTAGAAGTAGATAAACCAAGAGGTGATGATGCTCAGATTGATGTAAACCAGGCACAACAAACATTAAATGTAGGTAATTACATCGAAGTAAATGAATCTGGTTCACTTGGTATGCCTGATATAATTAATTTTGATACAGTGGATTTACATGATGCCACAAATGGTGGTGGAACAGTAAGAGGTACAGCAAAGGTTAGAGGTGTTTCTCAGGGCTCAGGTTCAACAAAAATATATCTATATTTATTTGATATTGATTTCAATAGTGGTTATACCATGGCAGATATTGCATCTGTTGTTTGGGACGATAATGGAACAGTAAAATTTAGAGCTAATTTAGGTTCAGATAAAACAATTAAATCAACCGGATTTAATTCATTGGTATATAAATTACCATTTAATGCTATTGAAACATTAAGAGACCCTGCAACAACGGCTGATAGTCCAGATTATAATACATCATATGTAGTTAGAAAAACATTTACTACAGATACAGGTAATGCAGCAGATACTATTACTGGGGCCTCGTTTATTAACGCAAGTGGTGTAGTTGCTTACATTAAAGATGGAAGTACCTATGGTGAATTAGATGCAAATCCAACATGTACAATTTCAGGTGGTGGTAATACAATTACATTTACAACAGTAAATGGCTCATCTGTTAGTTTAACTGGAACACAACAAATAGAATATACAGTTGATGTTTCATATACTGGTGCCTCACCTAAAACAAAAACAAATACAAATAACACAATTACTGGTTCACTTACAAATGGCGAATTAAGTTTAGGTAAACCTGATATAATTAAAATTAATGCAATTAAAGTTGGTTCAAGTTCGGGTACTGATGTAACTAATTTATTTACTCTTGATAATGGTCAAAGAGAAAGCTTTTATGGATTAGGAAAAATTATTTTAAAACCAGGCGAATCAGACCCTGGTAGTTTATATGTTGATTATAATTATTATGTTCATAGTGGGTCGAGTGATTTCTTCTCTGTTGATTCATATGTATTACCAAACCCTGCAGGAGAATATGACAATATTCCTACATTCAGTGGAACAAATGGTACTCTTGAATTAAGAGATTGTATTGATTTCAGACCAAGTGTACATGATGATGGAACATTTACAGGAGCGAATGTATCACTCTCATCACCACCATCAGACAGTAATCAATTTATAACTGATTTAACTCACTATTTACCTAGAATAGATAAATTATATATTACAAGAAGAGGTGAGTTTAAAGTAGCTGTTGGTGTGCCGGATTCAAATCCAAAACCACCTGCAGTCCCAGATGACGCAATGGGTATATACAATTTAAGATTAGCACCATACATTTTCTCGCTAAGTGGAGTAAAACCACAATTAATAGAAAATAAAAGATTTACAATGCGTGATATTGGTGCATTAGAAAAACGTGTTAAAAATTTAGAATACTTTACATCACTTTCATTATTAGAACAAAGTGCGGCTGATGTTGATATGAGGGATTCACAAAGTAATACCAGATTAAAAAATGGATTTATTGTAGATAACTTTACAAGTCACGGTATTGGTGACCCATCAAATCCGGATTATAATTGTTCAATCGATAGACAAAATGGTATATTAAGACCTAAATTTGATGAACGAAATGTTAATTTAATTAGAGCAGCAGCAGATACTGGTACTGTTGTGGTTAATGATGGCCTTGCTACAATGCCAATGAATGCAGATGTTAATTATGTAAATCAACCATACGCTTCAACATTCTCAAATGTTAATCCATATAATGTATTCAGTTGGGCAGGAACA